AGAAGCTATTATTACATATACAGATTTTGAGAAAATTAATAATTTAATTAAACACGAAGAAGATAGATATAAGAATCCGCGAAATCTTGCTTCAGGATCAGTCAGACAGTTAGATAGTAAGGTAGCAGCCAAACGTCATGTTCGTTTTATAGTATGGAAAGTACCTGCCGGTATGGATGAACTACCTTTAATGTCAGCAAGATTTGAAAAAGCAAGAGAACTTGGATTTGATATTGTACCTTATATTCGTGTATATAAAGAAAATCAGGATCTTGAAGAGGTTATTAATTTGTTAAAGGAAAAGGCAGCATACTTATCTTATCCAATTGATGGGCTTGTTGCTGCATATAATGATATTGCTTATGGATTATCACTTGGAGTCACAGATAAGTATCCACGTCATTCTCTTGCATTTAAGTTCTATGATGATGAATATGAGACAGTTTTGACTGATATTGAATGGACTATGGGTAAATCTGGACAATTAACGCCTACAGCAGTATTTGAACCGGTTGATATTGACGGAACATCTGTAAGCAGAGCGAGTCTACATAATGTGAGCATATTCAAAGGATTTTATCTCCATAAAGATGATACCGTATCTGTGTATAAGGCAAACCAGATAATTCCGCAGATTTCTCAAAACATAACAAGAGGTTATAATACCGGTGAAAAGTTTATAATTCCTAAAATATGCCCAATTTGTGGAGAACCAGTGTCTGTCGTAAAAGAGAACGATTCTGAAGTATTGATGTGCATGAATGCTGGATGCAAAGGCAAGCTTCTGGGTGAATTAAATGCTTTTGTAGGGAAAAAAGCCCATGATATTAATGGATTATCTGAGGCTACATTGCAGCTATTGATTGATACTGGGCTTGTGTCATCACCAATTGATCTGTATTATTTGAAGGATCATTCTACAGAATTGTCCAGATTACCTAGAATGGGAGCAAAGAAAATTGCGAATATTTTAGATTCTATTGAGTCTAGCAGGAATACTACCATAGAAAAATTTATTGTAGGATTAAATATTCCGTTAATTGGTGGTAGAGCTGCAAAGGATATTGCTAGATATGAAGAAATAAGAACTAGGGAATCAGGAATGCTCTATCCATTTGAAACTTTTATTAAAGATGCTGCTTCTGATTTTAATTTTACCTGTATTGAAGGATTAGGGACGGAGCGAAATATTTCTATCCATAGATATTTTAAGGAAAATTATGATTACGTTATTGCTTTGGCAGAACAGTTCATATTTTCGAAACTTAATAATGATAAAATATCTTCTGAAAGCGATTCATTGTCCGGAAAGAAATTCTGTATCACTGGGAAGTTACATATTTTTGCTAACCGGGATGAACTTGTGGCGGATATAGAATCAAAAGGAGGGAAAGTTGTGTCCGGAGTTACAAAGGCAACTGATTATCTAATTACCAATGATAAAAACAGTGGATCTAGTAAAAATAAGAAAGCTTCTGAGTTGAACATTCCTATTATCAGTGAAGAAGAATACAAAAACAAATTAAATTAACTTTTGCTATTGACAAATGCAAATAACAGTGATATAGTTGATCTATCAAAACGAATTAGATTAACTCAATCAGAAAGGCATGAACAATGATATGTTACTATTTAAAGGGAAAAAATGGAGAGTACATCGCAAGAGATCCAACAGGAAGAATCAAATTAGTATCTGATCTTGCTGATGCACTCTTGGTTCCTGAAATTGAAAAGAAAAAGATTAAGGCAATTCAAGCAAATAATATTCCAGACGTATTAAAAAAATTTGGACCATATGAAATTTGTGAAACCGATTATAATGGAGTTGAAGCAATTACAACAGATGATATAGTTGGTGAAATTATCGGTAGTATAAATGAATTTTCAAGTAAGATGAATGAAATTACTGATTATTCAAAAGAACTTAATTCTATTATTTCATATACTGATTTACAAATTTCAGACATTTTGCATTATATTGAATTTCATAAGTTTTCTGCGGCAGAAGGATATAAATTATGCAAAAAGTTGCAAGAGATTTGTGATAGACGAAGAGAAGCCAAAAATAAAATACAAATTATAAACACGATAAAACATCAATCGTGTGCAAGTGTTTTATCTGGAAATGCTACTAAAATAATAGAAAAAATTGTACCAGATAAAAAATATACTCCAAGAGTATTTGATGAATTGTTCAAAAAGAATCAGTCACGAATAAGAAAAGAAAAATCAGTGAAAATAAAAATTTAATTAAACAATAAGGAGATAAAAATATGTTTAAAGATTTTGTAAAGGCAATCCAGAAAAATTTACAGCAGATGTCTAAAGATTCTTCAAGATTATTCACAGTAAATGTGGATACCGAGGAGCTTTATAATTTATATCTGGATTCGTTTCCGGCAGGTACAAATGAAATTTACAGAGAAAGAAGAGAATATGACTGTAGTTGCTGTAGACATTTTATCAGAGACGTTGGTAACGTCGTATCTATTAAAAATGGTGAGTTACATACCATTTGGGGAATTAATCCAGTATCAGATGATAAATATAATGTAGTCGCAGCTGCGCTTGATGCCTATGTAAAACAGAAAGCGGTATCAGGGGTATTCCTCAAAAAAGAGAAACGAATTGGTACTCCTGAAAATAGAGAAATGCTCTCGACAGGAAAAATTAATAAATATGAGCATTTCTTCGTAGATTTGCCAGAAATTTGTATCTTTAAGGAATATTATGGACACACACTTGAAAGTGATTTAAGTCAATTCAGAGATATCCGTAATGTATTTAAACGTTCTCTTGATGAAATTAGTAAAGAAGCTGTAGATACAGTACTTGAGTTGATTGCTCAAAATTCTTTATATAAAGGTGCCGAATGGAAAAAGCAACTTACTGAATTTAAGAATTATCAGAAAGAATATGGAAAGCTTACGGATGAACAGAAAGAACTTTGGATCTGGGAAAAGTCAATTGCTGCAGGTGCCGTTATCGGCAAGATTCGTAACCATAGTATAGGAACATTGCTTGTGAATATTTCCGAAGGAATGGATCTTGACCTTGCCGTTAGAAAATATGAGCAGATTGTAGCCCCTGTAAATTATAAACGTCCAAAGGCGATCTTTACAAAGAAGATGCTTGAAGATGCAAAGAAGACTATTACAGAACTTGGTTATATGGATTCATTACAGAGAAGATTTGCTACCTTGGATGATATCACAGTAAACAATATACTTTTCTCCAATAAAGACGCAGCAAAGAGAATTACCGGTGCTATGGATTTGTTTGATGAAATGGAACAGGATGTTGCAATTGATCCAAAACGATTCTCTAAGGTAGAGGAAATAAGTGCAGAAGATTTTATTAAGAATGTTTTGCCAGTGGCAAAGGAACTGGAAGTATACCTGGAGAATAAACATATTCAAAATATGGTATCTTTGATTGCTCCAGAAGTTGCTGATACGAAAACAATGTTCAAATGGAACAATGGAATGTCTTGGGCGTATACCGGTAATATTACAGATTCAGATATCAAAGAAAATGTAAAAGCTGCTGGTGGTTCAGTCACAGGCATTGTAAGATTTTCTATTCAATGGAATGATGGAAACGGTAAGGATAATTCAGATCTTGATGCTCATTGCCTCGAACCACAAGGCGGAGATCATATTTATTTTAGTCATAAAATATCAAGATATACTGGTGGTGAATTAGATATTGATATTACCGATCCAATATATCAATGTAAATCAAATGGTGGAGTAGCAGTTGAAAACATCACATATCCATCAAAAGAAAGAATGAAACCTGGTACATATAAATTCTATGTTAATCAGTATTCATTCAGAAATTCTCAGGGATTTAAGGCTGAGGTAGAGGTAAATGGTGAAATTCATTCTTACGAATACAATACTCCAGTACGTGGTAATGTAGATGTTGCAGAAGTAATCCTTGATCAGTCAGGAAATTTCAAAGTAGTGGACAAACTTCCAGGAAATTGTGCAACAATCAGTAAAGATGTCTGGGGAATTAAAACTTTGCAGTTTACACCGGTATCAGTTGTATGTTACTCACCAAATTACTGGGATGAACAGAAGGGAATTGGTCATCAGCACTTATTCTTTATGCTGAAGGACTGCATCAATCCAGAAGAGCCGAATGGATATTATAATGAATTCTTGAAACCGGAACTTGAGCAGCACCGAAGAGTATTTGAAACGCTTGGAGCAAAAGCACATGTAAAAGATGTTGATGATCAGCTTTCAGGAGTAGGATTTTCACTTACAAAGAGAAATGATCTGATTATTAAAGTAAAAGGCGCTACAGAGCGAGTAGTAAAAGTAAAGTTTTAACATAATTTAATTATACAAATAGAAAGAGAGGAATAAAAACATGGAACTTACAAATATTTTTGAGGCGGCAACAAGATATAAATACAGATTCCCGTTCAAAGGAATGATTTCAGTAGAGGATTTATGGGATCTGAAATTACAGGATTTGGATTCAGTATTTAAACTGCTGAATAAAGAGAAAAAGCAGAGTGATGAAGAAAGTCTGTTACAGGTTAAATCTGAAGCAGACCAGGAGCTGGAAAATAAAATTCAGATTGTGAAATTCATTGTACAGGTAAAACAGGCAGAAGCTGCAGAGAGACTTGCTGCGAAAGATAAGAAAGAGCGTAATCAGAAGATTATGAGAATTATTGAGAGAAAGCAGAACGAAGCTCTGGAAGGCAAGAGTCTTGAAGAACTGACAGCTATGTTAGAGGAGTAATATATGGGAATACTTGGAGATATTGCAGCATTTTTGTTTATGGTAATTGTGATATTAATTTTACTACTAATTTTGTGTTTTATATGTGCTGCGGTATTAGCTGTAATTGTAGAAGCTATATACGAGGAAACCGGAAAATTAGAAGCTTTGTATAATATTTTACGCCATATTCTTTAAGGAAAATAAAATTCAGATTGCAAAATATATTGTTAAGTTTAAGCAGGAAGAGATTGAAGAGTGTCTTCAGGCAAAAGACAAAAAAGAATACAATCAGAAGCTGCTTGAACTGATCGAACGCAAACAGAATGAGGAGCTTGCCGGAAAGTCTATTGAGGAACTGCAGGCAATGCTTAAGGCATGATGTTGATTACAGAATTGTTAAATATTACATTACTTACTGTGTACTTTGTATTTGTATCAATGGGAATATTAGTCTTTATAGTGTTTCTTACAACCTTTATGTACGCAGTAGTAATGATAATATATAGATTCACTGGAAAGCTGGGAAAGCTTTACAGAATACTAGAAGAAATAGAAAGGAAATTTTAAATGAAGAACGGCTTATCAAATGAACAGGTCGAAGAGAGTCGAAGATTACATGGAAGTAACAAGCTTCCGGAACCTGAATTGAAAAAATGGTATCATTTTGCTAAGGAAGCATTAACTGAACCAATTACTATGATTCTAATAATAATTGCTTTATTCCAGTTAGTTTTAGGAGCTATGGGAGTAATGTCTCTTTCTGAACCTGTAATGATTATAGTAGTTTTAGCTATTGTTACTGAAATTGCTGTTAAGACAGGTCTAGGCATACAGAAATCTGCAGCAGAGTTAAGAGCAAAAACGGCAGTTAGATATTGTGATGTTGTCCGAGATGGAAGCGTACAGACAATTAATAAAGATGATCTGGTAGTAGGTGATTTAGTTCTATTGAGAACTGGACAAGAGATTTTCGCAGATGGTTTTATTGTTGAAGGAGAAATTTCTGTTAATAATGCCGCTATCAATGGAGAGACAAAAGAATGTAGAAAAATTCCTAGTGCTAATTATAAGCATGTTAAAACAACATCTACTGCTGCATATACGGATCAGTGTTCGCTCTTTGCAGGAACAGTTATTATGTCTGGTGAAGGAAAAATGATTGTTACAGATGTTGGTGTTAATACAGTTAACGGTGATACTCTTGTCAAAATGCAGACTTTAGAGCCTCCTAAGACAGCTCTTGATATTGCTCTGGATCATTTGTGTGATTTTATTTCAAAATGGGGAACAATTGCGGCAGTATTAGCATTTGTAATTATGACAATTACAGGTATCTTAAATGCTGGAAGTTTAAGTCAGTATTTCTCAGGAAACATTCTTGAAAATATTCAGAAAGTAGCACAGAATATCTCAAATGCATTAACAATTATTGTTGCGGCTGTACCGGAAGGTCTGCCACTCATTGTAAAACTTGTAACTAAACAGAATGTATCGACAATGGAAAAATTCAATATTCTTGCGAAAAATACTGGTAAAATTCCTGAATTGGCATATGTTAATTTAATTTGTACGGATAAGACAGGAACTCTCACAACAGGTGAAATGACTTCTACAGTTATGATTAACGGTAACTGTCAGGATATTTTTAATAAGGAAAGTTCGCTCAACGAGCTAATTGATTTAAACATTTGCATGAATAATAGTGCAGTGTTCGATTCTAATGGGAATATCACTGGTGGCAATTCAATTGATCGAGCAGTACTTAATATGCTTTCTCCTGAAGACGCACAAAAAATACAGAATAAAGCTATTATGAAGAAACGTGTTCCATTTAGTAGTGAAAATAAATTCTCTGCAGTTACTTTAAATAATGGAGCAAATGATTTTACTGTTTATAAAGGCGCACCAGAGAAATTAATTGAGAAGTGTAAATTTTATCTTGATAATGATGGCATTGCAACTGAGCTGACAGAAGAAAAAAGAAAAGCTTTAAAGAGCCATATTAAGGGATTGACAGAGAAGGCAATGAGATGTATTGCATTGACTATCTCAGATAAAACTGATGATGGTCTACCCGATGAAATGAATCTCCTTGGAGTCATTGGAGTTGTTGACCCGGTTAGGAATGAAGTTCCAGAAGCAGTAAAAATTGCTCATAAAGCTGGAATTCAGGTAATTGAAATTACTGGTGACTGTATGGAGACTGCTAAGGCTGTTGCTATGGAAGCTGGCATTTATAAGCCTGGAGACTTAGCAGTTACCAATGATGAGTTTGAGGCAATGTCAGATGTAAAAGTAAAAGAAATTATTCCACAGTTAAGAGTAATTTCCAGATGCTCACCGAATACGAAACTTCGTCTTGTAACATTAGCACAAGAAATTGGAATGTCTGTGGCAATGACAGGTGACGGTGTAAATGATGCGCCTGCACTAAAGAAAGCAGATGTAGGCTTTGGAATGCAGGATGGGTCTGATGTGGCAAAAGAAGCAGCAGATATTGTTTTGACAGACAATAATTTTGCAAGTGTGGTAAAGGCAGTCGAACTTGGTAGAACATTTATGCATAACATTATGATGTTCCTTGAATTCCAGCTGCCTATCAATATTTCGTTGTTGATCTTAAGTATGGTATTTCCAATTATTTCTGGTGGCTCTGCTCTATTAGCAGCAGTTCAGATCCTTATTGTAAATATCATCATGGATTCACTTAACTCATTAAGCTTTGGCGGAGAACCACCAAAAGAAGAATATATGAATGAAGAGCCTATCATGAAAGGATCCGGATTATTTATCCGTGGAGCGAAAGGGAGAATTGCATTAAGTTCAATTGTATTTATTGCTTTATTTGGTGTAATTACATTTGGTCCAGTTGGAAATATGTTTGCAACAAAACTTTCGGCTATGACAGCGAGATTCGCTTTATTGTGTTTAATGGCAGTATTTAATGGATTCACTATTAGAACAGATAGTATGAATCTTTTCAAAGGAATTAAAAATAACAAATTATTTGTGTATATCGCATTGGGTATTTTTGCAATGGCTGTAGTTTTGTGTAACTTTGTAGGAAATCTAGTACAGACAACTCCAATGGATGCTAAACAGTGGATTGTAGTCTTAGTGACAGCATTTATGGTTGTGCCTGTAGATTGGATTAGAAAAGCAATTTGTAAGAAAGGAAGTAACTAAAATGGGATTTTTGGGAAAACTATTCGGAAAAAAAGATGAGGAAGCAGCAGTAGAGTTATCTTCTGCTGTAACTCAGCAACCTGTATATGAAGAAAAGTTACAGACAATTGATATGTCTAAGCACAATGAAAATCTTGGCAAAGTACTTATTGATATGTCTAAGGGAAGCAAGATTGATATGACAAAACATACGGCTAGAGTAGCTCTTGCAATGGATTATTCAGGAAGTATGGATTGGCTGTATGATAATGGATCTGTACAGGAAACCATTTCTCGTTTGTTGCCTATTGCTCTAAGATTTGACGATAATGGAGAACTTGAGAGTTGGCTGTTCTCAAATGGAGCAGAGCGCTTAAAAGCTGCTAACGCTGATAATTATAGTAGTTATGTTAAAAATGTTATGAAAAAAGCTCATATGTATATGGGTGGTACTAATTATGCTCCTGTATTGAAAGAAATGGTTACATATTATAAAGATATTGAGCCAAGTGAGATTCCAGCATTTATCATCTTTATTACAGATGGTGAGAACAGTGATACTTTTGCCACCAATGCAGTTATTAAAGAGCTTTCAGAGTACAACATCTTCGTGCAGTTCATAGGAATTGGAGATGAAGATTTTGACTATTTAAAATCTCTTGATGGTATGAAAGGTAGAAAACATGACAACACCGGTTTTACAGCAGTAAAAGACATGAATAAAATGTCTGATGAGCAGCTGTATACAGAGATTCTTCGTCAGTATAAAGATTGGCTCAATAAAAAATAATTCTATACTGTAAATAATAAATTATATATAAATAACGTAAATTAAAGGAGATTAAGATTATGGCAACAATTAATATGAGCAAAAAACAGAAAATCAGTATGACAAAGGAAGATGGATCTGCAGTAAAGAATTTTTTTATTGGTGTGAACTGGGAGCAAAATAGATATGCCGGAGAAGCCGATATTGATTTTGACATCAATGGAATGCTTACTAATGGAGATCGGAAGGTGACATATCCGGGAGATTTGGTAAATTATAATACATATGGAGATGGATCTGCTTATCCGTGGATTGATTATTCCGGAGATAATCTCACTGGAAATGATTCTCAGGGCATGATGTTTAATGGAAAACATTACGATGAATATTTTATTGTCCACGCAGATCAGTTTCCGGAGAATAAAACAGACTTTACCATTTGTCTTACTATTTTTAGAGCGGTACAGCGCCTTCAGAATTTTGGTATGGTAAGTAATGCAACTATAATGATCTGTGATTATGATAATCCAGACGGAGATAAGTACGAATATAATCTGTCTGAGAATGAGAATTTTGAAAATCTGAACGCTGTAGAGATGGGAAGGCTTTATAAATACGGAGATGGATTTAAATTCCAGGCACTTGGATCAGGATATACCGGAGGAATGACAGAATTGTTTAAGAATTTCGGTCTTGACATTGATGAGGGAAGGGATTAATCATGAAAATTACATTTGGAGCAGTATTATTAATTGCTATTATTGTTGCAGCGTTTTTCTTTTTCAGAAGTAAAACAGGGAAACGAGTAAAAACAAGAGCAACGGGTACAGCAACGGAGGCTATCATTAAAGATGCCTCCACCCCGGAAGGGGCAAAAGCTTATTATAACGAAGCTATTGATGCTAAAAAGGATCAGTATAATAAGGCAAATCAGATCTATACACAGATGCTTGGCAAGATCACTTCTTATGAGGAGCAGCTTCGAGCATTACAAAAAGAAAATATGCAGCTTAATTTAAACATTAACGCTTGTATCGATAAAGGCGATGATGAAGGGGCTAAAGTATATTTGAAGAAACAGCAGGATGCAGAAGATAAGATTGCTGTTTTAAAAGATACACTTAAAGAACTTAGATCTAATGCAACCGCTCAAAAGGAAATGCTTGACAGTGCGCTTCAGGCGGTAAATGATCTTAAGTCTGAAAAGGATAAGGCAATTCTTACTCTTGAAACGGCGCAGGTTACAAAATCCTTACAGGTTACTCCTGGCGCTTCAGACAAGGAAGAAGACAAAATGCTTGAAGTTGTTCGTGAAGGTATCAAAAAGCAAAAAGAAGCTGCAGACGGTACAAAGGCTGCATTTGATGCATCTGCAGATGTACAGCAGAAGCGCCTTGATAAGAAGATGAAAGACGAGGCCATTGATAAGAAACTGCAGGAGTTAAAAGCAAGGAAAGGAAAATAAAATGGTCGCATTAAATATGGGAACATTTGTTGTATGCCTCGCGCTTGCTTTTCTGGCAGGTATTCTGGTTACAAAAATTAAATTAAAGAAATAAAGGAGAAAAATTATGGGATTTACATTATTTGGAGAAAAATATAAATATGAAGTAGACAGTATTAATATTGGGATTTTTTGTCCAGATGGGACATTATTAATAGTTTTAAAACTTAAAGATGGTACATATAAATCAATTGATGTTAATCTTGGAGCAGAAAAATATAAGTCATTATGCAAAGAGAATAACATTACAAACAATGTGCCGGTTCTTGTTACACAAGAACATGTTAATAAATTAGATAAAGAAATAAAACCTAAGTACAAATGGGGAGACTGGAAAGAAGGTTACACTTTTTTTATGGATCCATTTTCTCGTAGAGAAAAACTATTAGTATATAATGTTAGAACTAATGGTAAGAGAGTGCAGGTAGAATTCGACGGTGTAAAAGCTATGGCTTCTTGTAATATTGAAGCAGGAGATCAATTTGATTATAAGTTTGGTAGGGAACTGGCAGAGCGAAGATTGATTGCGAAA